AGACATTTGTAATTCCTTTTAACCTATTTATATGGTTCTACCATTCAATTGAGCGACTATAACACCATCTGCTGTTTTAATTGATATGGTTTGATCCGTAACAAATGAAAGCTTACCATTGCCATCTGTCACTAGTGCTTGACCAGCAACACCATCAGAATCTGGTAAGGAATACACAACCTTGCCGCTATTATTCACATAGACGATTTGTCCGTTTTGTACTAGTAAATCTGCCATTAGTTATGAGGCCCCGTTGTTTCTGCTCCCGCCAATCCTGGATTATCAGTATGAGTATGTTTAGTATGTGTAATACCACTAACAGTAATTTCACCGCTACCAATTTCAACAGTACCATTTGAATATTCTTGTATAGTACCGTTTGCTTTTATATTTAACGCTGATCCACCATCAATATAGACACCATTACCTTTAATTACAATTGCACCATCTGGATGAAATTCAATGAACGATCCAGACTTATGTCTAACATGAATTCTTTCGGCTCCATCGGTATCATCAATTTCAATTATGTGGCCAGACTTAGTTGCATGAACCGCATTGTTTGGGTATTCTGCAGCATAAGGATCAGTTGGTGCACCTGATACATCTGCTGTTTTTGTGAGTGTATTTACACCTCGTGCTAACTGATTGGTTGATATCTCACCTTCAGATTCTTCTTCAGGCTTTGGGATTGATCCTAAAACTAGAGGTAATTGTGAATTTTTACCATCAAGAAAAATACCAAAAGCTTGAGCATACACTTGAATACCAAGATTATTTCCTATTCCGGCTGTCCCACCTTCATTAATTGGAACAACAACCTGAGCCCATGGTAGATCTTCATCAGGAATATCAAGAGTGTTTGTTGAGTGTATACCATAGATTCTAACTTGAATGCGTCCTAATTGTTTTGGATCATCAATGCTAACAACTCTACCAACAAACCAACGTGTAGTATCACCGTAATAATCGTTGTATCTTTCTGGTATCATCTTCTATAATTTCCTATTTTAACACAAGTAAGAGCAACTTCATATGTTTCTTTTTTAAACATGTGCCGTGTTTGGTAAATTAAATAGTCACCAGACTTTTTAGTATCTATTCTTTTCTCACCAGGTTTGACATCTGGCTTAGTATTTTGAAATTCTACTCTAATATTATTACCAATTGTTGAATGTTTATCACCATCAATAAAGTCAACACCAGGAACAACAATTGTCATTGGATTTTTCTTAAGAACATTATCCATTGCTCTAGAAATAATTTCTAATTTGTATCCAGCTATAGTATCTTCTTCACCATATGATTTATAATATTCAAACGCACCATTACTACGTAGTTGTGTTATTGATCTATTAACTAATTTGTTGAATGATTTTTCATTAAGTAAATATTTTTCAGAAAATGGAATGTTAGCTTGTGAATTTAATATACCGTCATCAATTAACTCATTAAATAAATCTTTTTTAATATCAAAATGAAGTGTTTTCATATATTCTTTATTTGTATCAATATATTCGTATTTAGCACCAATAAGACCTTTCACAATTAATTTTGTAAGGTTTTCCATTTCTGTACTAAATTTATGACTTTTAATAGTACGTCTTCTTACTTCAGGATCATCTGCAGATTGTGTAACAGTATTATATTTGTACGATAGGTCTTGGTTAATTACTGGAGTTGATAACATACCTCCAAGATCATTAAAATATAATTTACTAAGTGCAAATGTAGAATAACAATAGAATGGATAACCTTTTAAAGAAGTAGCTCTAGAAGTAATCCATTTAATAGCTTCTATTGGACTTAAATTTGGAACAATAAGTTTTAAATTTTGTTTATCATTTGTTGTTCCTCCAAGCTCATGATTTAAATACTGCTCAATAATTTTAGAAATAATTGAAGAGCATTTTCCACGATATACTTTATTAATATTAATCAAATTTGAGTAATACGCAATATCTTCTACTAAATGTAAAGCTAAAATTTGCATATTATTATTTACTTTTTCAGTATTAATAATTTTACTAATATAAAAATTGTTTGTTATTGTTGTAGTATTATCTCTTATACTTTTAATCTTAATTGTAATTTTTTCAGCACCAAGTAAATCTGCATTTTCATATAGTCTTTCATTATCAAGAATTAGCACTTGACCAGTCAAATATGGTTTATCTAAAGATTCAAATATGTCAATGTCAGTTACAACTTCTTTCAGTTCAACTGGTTCACTTAATCTCTCAGATTCAAGTAATACTGATTCTAGAATATATTCAGATTTATTCTGTGGCGCTGCCATTATTTAATAGCCTCAAAAAATGACTCAACAACATCGTTAATTATTGATGCTTTTATGACTCGAATATTTTTTAATTCTTCATTTTTACTCATATAAAAATCTAAATAAGTAATTGGTGTCACCTGCGCGCCAGGTCCTACTCTTGGATCAATATCAACCCATTCTTTATCTGCATTTTCATAATGATGAACTGCGTTGTATTGATTCTGCGCACTAACAATGGTTGCAGTCTCAAATTGGTTTTGAGCATTTTGTGATGTAATAGTTTCACCATTAACAAATGATACTGATCCGCCTTCAACCCAAATCTGACCAAGATCTAAACGTCTATGAGTAATCACATCAGAAGCACCAGAATTCAATCCAGAAATTGTTTGTCCTACTGCCATTTTATCTGTTAAAGTATTTCTTACAGTAATTACTTTATGTGTATATTTTGAAATAGCATCATTATAAGCTGTATCTTCTGATACAGGCCAACCGCATTCTCTTAAAGTTGGATTTAATAAAAGTATAGTAAACATATAGTCTGGAGCATCATATAGATCTAGAGTAACTTGATCCATTCTTTGCCCATTTTGAATATAATAATCTTCATACGCTGTAGTGGCATTTGCAATTTGGTCTAAGACATCAGCATATATCGCAATATTTTCAATAGTTGCTTCTATATTAGTATCACCAAATTTATAATTGACTACAGGAAAATGTCTAAAATAATTCATACCTTATATCCTTCGTAATTATAGAAGATGTCATTGTCTTCATTTCTAACATCATCACGATTGAGTGGCTTATACTCAGCAAAGGTAAGAGTTAAATCGATTTCTGTTGGGGAACCATCACGATGTAATACTGTTGATGTGCTATTATATGATGTTGAAACTGTTTTAAGATAAGATAGTTTAATTGGTGTACCAATATTTTTAAAGGTACCACCAACTTCTGATAATAAACGAATCTTAAACATGTTTGGATAATCATATGCAATATTTGGAGCAATCTCGTCTGGATATGAATGGAATCTAAAAAACTTAATAATATTTTTTACTTCAACAGATTCTTCTGGAGACTTTGGAATAAACTTAAATACAAAGTTAAATTCGCGAATTGATGGCCCATTAAACTGTGTACGAATATTTGGATTCATAGTTGCACGCGCAGTAATACTTACTGCAGACTTAAGTCCTTCACCAATTGGCATAGACTGAGATCCACGAACAGCGGCCACTCTCGAAACTGCTCCAGATCCAAATAGATCAAATACAGATTGCGCACCTTCTTTCAATGATTCAAAAACACTGCCAGCAATTGATTGCCCGGCATTCGCACCTGCCATTAAACCAGCGCCAGCTAGTCCAAGAGATGCTGTTGAATAATCAAACCCATCATTTACCTGATAAGCAACTGGTAAGTGCAAATCACACTTTTGTCCTGAAATTTCGTAGATTCTTAATCCATTTACTTTTCCACTTGTTGGTGTTGGTGTTCTTCCAACGCTTCCTTCAGATGCTGTTTCTGACGATGAAAATCTTACCGCAATTTGTGGCGGTAATACCTTAATTGCTTGAAAGCTAATCTTCGATTGATATTGATTATCTTTGTTAATTGGGTACTTGAAGTTACCCGGAGCAATACCAGACGACTTCTTACCAAGCTTATTGGTGTTAGCTCCGCTGTTAGACATGTGTTTTAAACCTGTAATAAATAAAAGAATCTAACAATATTTATACGATAAAAATGGCATATTCTGGACGTTATCAAGTACTAAATCCTAAGAAGTACCAAGGAGATCACACTAACGTGATATATAGATCTCTTTGGGAACGAGACACCTTTAAATGGTGTGATATGAATCCAAAGGTAAAAAAATGGTCATCCGAAGAAATTGTAATACCGTATTATTATGAAGCTGACAAACGCTATCACCGCTATTTCCCAGATCTCAAAATCATCTTGGAAAACCAAACAATCCTCGTCGAAATCAAACCCAATAAAGAAACCAAACCTCCAACCGGAGAAAGACGAACAAAAAAATATATCACCGAAGCGTTAACTTATGTGAAAAACATGAATAAATGGGAAGCGGCCGCTTCGTTTTGTAAAGATAGAAAGTGGGAATTTCAAATTTGGACAGAAGAAACTTTATACTCAATGGGTATTATGACCAAACCTTTGAAAAAAATCCCTGGTAAACTTAAACCACTTAAGCCATATAAAAGGAAGAAACCCAAATGAGAAACTGTTACGTATTTGATGTTGATGGAACTCTTACTCCTAGTAGAGGAATTATTAATAATGCGTTTAAAGAATGGTTGATGGATTTTGCCAAGAATAATAAATGTTATTTGGTAACTGGAAGCGATAAACCTAAAACTGTAGAACAAATAGGTGAAGACTTATATGACTGTTTTGAAACAGCTTATCAATGTAGTGGTAATCAAGTATTTAAAAAAAATGTATGCATACGAGAAAGTAACTGGGCATTGCCAAAAGCAGAAGCAGCGTATAACTGGTTAGACCTACAACTTATTTCAAGTAAATTTTATAAAAAAACTGGAAATCATTTCGAACAAAGAACCGGAATGCTAAATTATAGTATTGTTGGTCGTAAAGCTTCAATCGAAGAACGAGCAATGTATGTTGAATGGGATGAACATAAACTTGAGCGGCAATGGATCTCTGAAAAATTTAATATATTATTTCCAGAGTTAAATGCTACTGTTGCTGGTGAAACAGGATTGGATATCTATCCTGTGGGAAAAGATAAAGCACAAATTATTGACGACTTTGAGCACTCAGATGTATTATGGTTCTTTGGAGATAAAATGGAACCAGGTGGCAATGATCATACATTAAAAAAGGCTATTATGGACAATGATCTCGGATGGGCAATATCGGTAGAAGGTTGGGAAGATACTTGGAATAAATTACAGCTGAATACATATAAATAACATTATGGCACAAGAAAGTTTATTTAAAGAATTAGAATTCGAAGCATTTCGTGCGGGTATTACCCCACGGACTAAAGAATCTATACGCTGGTTTCAAGACAAAGCGAGACAAATGTTTCGTGGAAGAGTCATGAAAAACAGAAACAAAGTATTTGAGGATGAATTATTAAAACCAGTTAGAACACCAAAAACAAATATAAGTGGTCCAGTTGGAAGAATGTATATGTTCTTCTATGATCCAAAGGGAAAGAAAACATTACCATATTACGATGGGTTTCCTTTGATTATAATGATGGGTCCTGCTCCTGGTGGATTCTATGGTATTAACCTACACTATCTTCCACCAGCTGCACGAGCGAAGGTGTTAGATGCTGTACTTGGTTCTGGTGGAAAGGTGCCACAAAGATTCGTTGCTCCAGCTATGAAAAGATATTTGTTTTCACATGTTAAAAGTAGATTTGCTGAAGTAGAAAAACCAGAATGGGAAATTGCTACATTCTTACCGATGGCAGATTGGAATAAAGCTGGATCATCAACAGTATATAGAGATTCTAGGAAGAAAATGAAATGAGTACAATTTCAGAACTAAAAGCTTCAATAACATTCGGCGGTGGTTTAGCTAGACCTAATAATTTTATGGTCCAACTTCCACAACTTGAACAGGGCCGCGGGATTTTAGGAGCAATTGGTGGAGCCTTAGGATCAAGGAACCAAAATATTCTATGTCGCACAGCTTCATTGCCTGGAAAACAAATTCTTACGCATGAACGTCGTGTTGGTATGGAACTCGAAAAGATTGCATATGGATACGCAGTTGATGATGTTACTTTAACATTTATGGAAACTGCTGTATATCCTATTCGAAACTATTTTGATAAATGGCGTGAACTTATTTTAGATGAAGATGGACAAACTGCTGGATATAAAAGTGAATATCAGAAAAGAATTATTATCCATCAATTGGGTTCGCCAATTCCGTTACCTACACAACGAGTACCATTTTTAAATCTAGGACTATCAATGTATTCTGTTGAATTGACGAATGCATTCCCAACAACTATTAATTCAATTGAGTTTAATAATGAACAAGATGGATTTGTAGAGACTTCTGTACAACTATCTTATACTAACTGGAAAAAAATACCCGCGGGTCAACTTTCAGTTTCTTTTAATTTTTAATGGAGTATATACTAAATGGCTTTACCAAAACTAAATAATGCACCAAAATATGAGATGGTAATTCCATCAATCGGTAAAAGCGTGCGTTATAGACCTTTCCTTGTAAAGGAAGAAAAGAACCTAATGATTGCGGCTGAGAGCGGTGATAATAAAATCGTTTTTAAAGCATTGGTTGATACTATTAAGTCATGCGTTGATGATGACTTTGATGCAAATAAACTTACGACATTTGATGTTGAATATATGTTTTTACAATTAAGATCTAAATCTGTTGGTGAATCATCTAAAATTATTTTACCATGCTCAAATTGTGAAGAGCGCAATGATGTATATATCAATTTAGATGAGATTAAAATTGAAATGCCAGAAGTGAATAAGGTAATTACCTTAACAGATGATATTACAATTTCAGTAGACTATCCGGCATTTAGTAAAATATTAGAAACAGATTTAACTGATGGTAGTGCTGACGCAGCTTTTGCTTTAGTAAGAGCCTGCATTAAATCTATTAATACCGAAGAAGAACGTATTGATGTAAAAGATACAAGTGAAGAAGAATTACAAAACTTTTTAGAATCAATGAGCACCGAACAATTCGAGCATATTAAAACTTTTATTGATAGTATTCCAAAACTAGAACATGATGTTAAATTCAACTGTAGCTCATGCAGTCAAGAAAATAATATTCATGTTGAGGGAGTAGCAAATTTTTTATCATAGCTCTATCTCATGAGAGTCTTGAAAATTATTATCAAATGAATTTTAATTTGATAACACATTGGCACTGGGGACTGACTGAGATAGAGGGAATGATACCATGGGAAAGAGAGATCTATATTACTCTCTTAATGAACTACTTAAAGGAAGAAAAACAGAGACAAGAGCAAAATAGGTAATGTCAAATTTAGTACAAGTAGCTGAGCAGCTAAAAGAGAATAATAAGCAAAATATGGAGGGTCACGTCCTAGTTGCGCTTGAACTCGAAAAGCTAAATATAAAATTTAAGTCTTTCTTAGATATGCTTAAAAACCAGCAAATGGATATGCTGGAAATGATGCGCGAAAGGAAAGATGAAACTGCCGCGGCCGGTGCTCCTGCATCAGCTCCAAAGGGAGATATTGGTTATGGAAAAATCATTGCCGGCATCGCTGCTTTGGCTGGTGGGATCTTGGCTGGTATTTCCGATTCCTTAAAAGCATATGCTAAGTTATTTAGACTAGATGATCTTCTCAAAAATATTAGAGGTATGACTTCTAATCTCAAAACAAGAGTAGCTGAAGCTCTTACAGATTTGTTTAAACCAATTCGTGCATTCTTTTCTTCGAAAGCCGGAACTCTTGCTTTAATTATTGAAGATCTTAAAGTTAGATCATTTGTTATTTTTGATGATGCTCTTAAATTTATGGATGATTTATTAAAACCAGTAAAAGATTTATTTACAAATCCTGACGGTAGAATTGCTAAATTTTTTAGAATGATTACTGCTCCATTTAGATTCCCATTTGAAGGATTAATTGATGACGCTATCAAGCCGTTTAAATCTATCTTCCAGGGTGGCGAAGATGGTGGATCTTTATTATCCAAAATTATAGCTAAAGTTAGAGCACCATTTGATTTTGTGATGGATGCCGCTGGTAAAGCCGGTGATATGATTAAAACCGCCTTTTCAGTCTTTGATGAAGGCTCAGCTCTTATGAAATCTCTTAGCTCAATTGGTAGAATCATTGGTAGATTATTCTATCCAATTACTCTAATCATGACCGTGTGGGATACAGTTAAAGGTGCTATTAGTGGATTTGAAGATGAAGGTTTCATTGGTGCAATTCAAGGTGCCATTACGGGATTAATCAATGGTGTCATTGGTGCTCCATTAGATCTCCTCAAAGACGTTATGGCTTGGGTACTTAAAAAGTTCGGATTTGACGACACAGCAGATGCATTAAAAGGATTTAGTGTACAAGACTTTATTTCAAGAGCAATTGATTCA